ATATTTAACATTTATAAAATTACAGAAGAAGAAGTATTGCTTGACCTAAATGGACAAGAGATAGGAGAAGAAGAATGATGATACAAGAGTGGGTCTATCTTGGACTAGCAGTCTATGGATTAATTAGTTTAATCCTTACACTTGCTTATGTTTCTTTATGGATAGACAACAAAAGACTACAAAGTAAAAACAATAAAAAAGTTATTAACGAATTAGATTTGTTATACCTAGAATTACAAAAGGGTAAAGAAATCAAAGTTGCTGACTTTATAAAGGAGAAAATATGACGCAAGAAATAATGGGAACTGCTGAGATTGGTGCTTGGTTAGGAGTAACTAGACAAGAAGTTGCACAATGGAAGTTTCAAGGCAAGTTACCAAAACCTGACTTTGAACTCAAAGCAACACCTGTTTGGAAGATAGGTACTTTGGTAGGTTGGAGAGAACATAACTCTTGGGTAGAGAACAGAGTTGGTAGTGCAAAGGTTTTATCTAATGGACAATAAAGACAAACTTATATCAAGACAGGTAGCATTGAAGGGAGCAGTTGAGTTAGCAAAAGATTCAGACAATATATCTGAAATTTTGGCTACTGCTGAGATAATTCAGAATTGGATTTTAAGTCCTTTTAACAATAAGGAAACTGTTGTCAATACACCAACGAAGCAACCAAGCCCACCAATTCAGAGTGATACACGAAGCCCTGTGGGTCAAGCAGAATATAAATGTCCTGCTTGTGCTTCAAAGGTGTATGACAACAGACTAGATAAGAAGTCAGACAAAAGTCCGAACTTCAAATGTGGTAACAAACAATGCACGGCAGGAAGTAATGGTTTTCCTTACGCTAGTTGGTCTGACGAGCCACCTGCTGAGATTATGGTAGGGTTTGTTGCACCTGATTTGGTACAACCTAAATCATTAGACAATATTACTGAAAAAGAAGCTCCCTTCTAATTTGGTATAGTACGGTGCTTAGTGAGTATCTTGACGCAAGGTACTCACTTAAGCATAGATAGGACATTATGAAGATAGAAGCTGATAATTACTTTGCAATAATACCTGAATGGATATTAGACGCAGACATCAGTCCAAGAGCAAAGAACTTGTATTGTATCTTATGGACTTATGCTGATAGAAAAGACGGCTCTTGTTATCCAAGCGTTACCACTTTGGCAAACCGAGTAGGTGTTAGCAGAGCAAACACTCACAAGCTGATTAATGAACTTCTTGATATTGGTGCAATAGAAAAGAAGAATCGATACAAAGATAATGCAAAGCAGACAAATCTTTATTTCCTAAAAACAAGCAACCCATATCTCAAATCCGATACTACTACATCTAGTAGTACCACAGATGAGACAGGGGGTAGTATTGCAGACGATACAAGGGTAGTATCGGAGACAGTACATAGAACTATAACCAATGAACTAAAACCAATAGATGTGGACAAGCCACAACCAAAGAAGATTGATGAAGAAGTATTAAGGAATCGTAAAGCTCTTTACCAAGTTTTCTGTGATGAGCTTGGCTACACACCTAGAACTCAAGGAGAAAAGTCAGGTTGGTTTAAGGTTTGTAAAGAATTAGTTGAATCAGGAGTTACATCAGATATGCTTAAAGGCTCAATACAAGCCTACAAGAAGCATTGGAATAATGTTGATGTTACACCTTACGCAATCAATAAATGGTTTGGTAAGTTTGAAGCTCTAGGTCAGGACGAACTACGCAAACAAAAAATGCAAGATAATCCTGAACTTATTTGTGAAGAACTAGGTTGTAACTTCATAGACCACGACTACTTTTTGTACTGTGTAAGGTGCAAAAAAGAGCAAAAAAAGTAGATTTTTACAAAAAAAAATAAAAAAAATTATAAAAGCCTATAAACATTGGGCTTTTTTTGTATAGAAACACTTATTAAATTTGCATATAATCGTAGATTATAGTTAAATATAAGTATGAATGAAACAAAAGAAACTTTAGAAATCTTAAAAGAGAAATCACGCTCTTTTAAAAACAGTATTAATAAAATTACTAAGGCAGGATATACATTAAAGACTCAAACAGAATTTAGAATGTTTGATGATAGTGATAACAGAGTAAGATTTAATAATGAAGAAGGTAAAACTCTTTTAGAATGGACACCAAAAGGTTTTGAAACAACACTTATATTTGCAGATAACGAAGGTAGAGAAATAAGAATTGATACTTCACTAATTGTAAAAGCTAATGTTTCAAAACTTGGTGTTTTTGAAATGGCAGAATTAGTAGCAAGGACAGAGAAATTTCAATTAGATGTATTAAAAATAAATACCTTCTATGTTGAATATTCAAAAGGTTGGGAGAGTTTTGATAGAACATCTTTAAAAGATTTAGAAAAGCAAATAGAAGAACTAAGCCACTTTTAAATCTAACAAATCTTGCAGGTCGGTTTCTTTTGAGACCGACTTTGCTATTATGGGTGCATAATGCCAAAGCAAACTTTAGCTCATAATGAACAGTTGGTAGAAGCACTTTGTGATTCTATTGCAACAGGAATGTATGTTAATCTTGCGTGTCAATCAGTAGGAATAAGCACATCAGCTTTATCTGAATGGAAGAAAAAAGGACAACAAGGCATACACCCTTACGACAAAGTTTGGCAAAGAATACAAATTGCAGAAGCAAAAGCAATAGAGAGAAGAATCCAAAGAATCGAAAAAGCAGGAGAAGAAGGTAATTGGACGGCAGACGCTTGGTACTTAGAGAGAAGATACCCACACCTGTTTGGTAAAAGAGACACAGTTGCTATTGAGAATCAAGATAATCCAAAAGTCAAACTGCGTTGGGCAGACGGAAACTTGCTTGAAGGACAACAAGAATATTTAGAAGGCGAAGTGGTTGAAGATGAATGAAGAAGAAGTAAACAATAAGTTTGCTGACATAATTCAATATCTTGATATGAGAGAGATTGAAGAAGAAATATTAGATGAAATAATTATAGATATTAACGAACTACCTGCCATTGTGTTTATGCCAATAATCACAGACTACGGTCTTGTTTACAATTCTTTTAATATGCCAACAAAACATATTGAAACCTTTTTACTTTGGCTTAATTCTCAGGAGTAAATATGCAATCATCATTGGACGCAAATGTCAGCTCAGGCTTAGACATTGAACTTCCACCTTTACATAAAGCACAAAAAGAAGTTGTCGAAAATATGCAAAGGTTTACTGTACTCAGTGCAGGAAGGCGTTGGGGTAAAACAAAACTTGGTGTTTGGCTTTGCCTTAAATATGCTTGGGAAGGTAAAAGAGCTTGGTGGATTGCACCTTCCTACTCTATGACTAACGAAGCGTGGGCAGATTTAAGAAGCATTGGCATTGAATATGGAGTAAGAGTTAAAGAAGCTGAGAGAACAATTATTACAACAACAGGTGGCTCGGTACAAGTAAGGTCAGCAGATGACCCAATGAAGTTAAGGGGTGCAGGACTTGACTTTGTTGTATTAGACGAGTGTGCCTTTATGAAACCACAGACTTGGGCAGAAGTAATCAGACCTGCATTGACAGAAAAAAAAGGTAGTGCATTATTTATCAGCACACCTAAAGGATATAACTTTTTTGAAAAGCTCTACTCAGAAGCTAACTATTTAGATGATTGGGTAAGGTTTACCTATCCAACACATACAAATCCAATTATAGACCAAAAAGAATTAGAATCAGCAAAGCAAGAAATAGGAAGTTTTTTGTTTGCTCAAGAATACGAAGCTCAATTTATTGAAGCCACAGGTGGCTTGTTTAAAGCAGATTGGTTTGAGCATTACTCCATAGAAGAACGAATATCTATTGATAAGGAGACAAAAGATGAATATTTGGAAGTTTTTTATAAATACAAAGACAAAGAGTGTAGATTGGAAGATTGCCGTAGATACGCAACTGTCGATTTGGCTACATCAACTAAAGAGAGTGCTGACTTCACGGTCATCACATCAGTTGCTATCACACCTGAAGGCAAGATTCTCATACTCGACATTGACAGAAGAAGATTGGAAGCACCTGATTTACTGCCGTTATTACAGAGAAAAGTTCAGCAGTATGACCTTGCTTATGTCGGAATTGAGAGAGCAGGTTATCAGTTGGCGTTTATACAAATGGCTAAAAGGGAAGGGCTTATTGTAAAATCACTAAAAGCAGATAGAGATAAAGTATCAAGAGCTTATCCACTCATAGCAAGAATGGAAGCAGGAGATATTTATTTTCCAAAGAACTCTGTATGGTTTGGAGATGTACAAACAGAACTGCTAAGATTCCCTGAAGCAGAACACGATGATATTGTTGATAGCCTTGCGTATGCCGTGATAGAATCAAAAGTGCGTAAAAGTATAAAAGTTTTCTAATATAATGTAAGATTAGAGCTAAGTGGAGTAGTGCCGATAAGGGTTGCGTCCATTACTTCACAAAGCTCTACAAGGAGAATAATGGCAGAGAGAAGAAGTTTCAGAGAAGTAGTCTTTGGTAACTCAGAACAAAAAAGAAGCACAGGATTTAATTTTTTTAGACAAGGTGTAGACAGAAATAACTCAAGTTTTATACAAGGTTATCAATCATCAGCAGGTCAATTTAACATACAAGGTTTAGGTAATGGTGCGTCAAACTCAGCAGTTGTATCTTGCTTACAAGTCTTAGGTACATCATTCGCAGAAGCAGAATTAAAGATATATCAACTCA